TAGACCACCCTTTTGTTTTATATCCATTATAACATTATCTTGCATACCATGTCCACGACCTTGTACTAATCCTTCAAAGTCTTTTCTCATATCACCACCATGAGCTAAAGATACAAGTCCACCTTTATCAGCCCTTCTTGGAATTATAGCAGTTCTTTTTGTAGGTGTAAAATATCTAACGCCTCCCGGTCTTGTAGGAGTATAACCTCTTTGTACTAACTGATTTTGTATAGCTGCCAGTTCTTCTTCATTATATTTTTGAGCATCAATCATTCCTACAGAATCCTGTACTGCGCCTGCAGTGGATAATAAATCTGCCCACGGTACAGTTTCTGCAATAGATTTAATATCTTCAAGAGAACTTATACCATCAGCACTGGAAACTTTACTTTTAAAAGTACGCCAAGGATCAAGTGCTTGCGCTCTCATTTTAGGTGTACTTAAAAGACGCTTGTCCATTAAATATTTATTATAAGCCTGTCTATGTGTCGCTGCATCTGCACCAAGACCCTTGGGAAATTGCCACATTTCTACTTCTTCAGGATTTACTACATTTTCTACTTGACCTCTAATAAAAGTATTTGCTTTAGCAGGATCAGATACTGGAGTCCATCCCGTAAGTCTTTGTTGGTCCGCTCCAGATAAGCGATTAAATTGGTTTCTAAATTTTGCAAGCCCTTGGTCATCTACCTTACCCGCCATAAATGGTTGTAATTTTTCAGGAGCTTTAATTTTGGAATAAAAATCACCTTCTTCAATATCAGATACATAGTCGTCAGCGCCAACATCGACACCACCCCACTCAAAGTCTACCTCTGCGCTCCCTACTCTTTTTTGCATATCCTTTAGCTGCGCTCTGCTTAATTCCTTCTCCTGTCCTTCTAAACCATAAGCGGCTGGACCGGGCCTAAACATATCTCCAATAAGTGACCCTCCATAATCTAAAATACCAGTAGTTGCTCCAGCAGTTGCTGAATCTCCAACACTACGAAAAGGAAGATTTCCTGCAAAAACTCCAAGACCTTTACCTAAAGCAGATGCTCCTGCCCTACTAAATAATTGTGATCCTAATGCATGACTACCTATCATTGGTCCTAAGAACATTCCACCTGCTATCCCTGCAATGGTGGGAATTAGATTCTTAGGTTTAAGAAAATTCTTTGCATATGTCTTTAAACCTTTGAATACATCTCCAAGGAACATTTCAGGAAGACCTGTCTTTGGATTGAGCGTCATCAAACCCGTATTTCTCAGACGTTGGATTTCAGGCTTCGTCATATGGACAAGCTCAGTATCCCCATGCCTACCTTTAGAAGCTAATAAATTAGCTAATCCACTACTGGGTTTATTCCTATCAATATAAATTGCCATAATTCTTTACCTGTTGTGGTTGAGCATAAAAGGATTGTGGTTGTGCGTTTTGTGTATAAACATTCTGTTGATTAGATTGGTTGGCTTGCATTGGTTGCATAGAACCTTGGGCTTGTGTTGCTCCTATATTAGGTGGCATAGCTTGACCAGTATTAATTACATCAATTAAAGTTGTCTGATCTTCAACTAAATCTCTAATCCCTCCACCAGTTTGAGCATTAAAAAAAGCAGGATAATCTTTTCTTGTTTGTGACCATTTTCTATATTGTTCTTGAGGTCTTGAAAAACCGGGACGATTACTATTGACCCAATCACTATAGTTTAATCCTTCATTATCTGAAAGAATATAGTCTACGATATTAGCTCTTCGTATATCTCTTACATTACCACGGGCATGTTCAAGACCTGTAAATGGATCAGTTTCTGGTTGATCTGCCGCATATGACGAATGATCGAACGGATCAAAAGAACTAAGACCACCCTCTATAAAATCATCATGTGACATACCTATTTTATTAGCATGATCCCTACCCCAATCACCGAAATTCTTTCGTCCTAAGAAATAATCTTTTGTATTTGGGTCTAGCCTATCATACCAATTAACAACAGGACGACCAGCAGAGGTATCAATGTTCTGTCTTGTATAACTTACCCTGTTATCTTCAGGCATACCACCTTCAGCTAGCCCTATTAAACCACCTTTATGTCGTGGTAATATATAAGTATCATAGCCAATACTAACATCTTCTACATTAGAAGTTGTAGGTGCAAAGCCTAGAGAACTTAATCCTATCTCTGTTCCAAAATCAGATAATGTGTCTTCAATGTCATCCATTTCTTGGTTTACATCGTATCCAAAGACATCCTCTGCTATATTACCATACGCACCTATATTTGTACCTTGGTTTGTAGCTAAACCAATAAGACTTCCTAAACCGGGAACAGCAATATCAGCTAATGAAGCTGCAAGACCTGTAAGACTAAGGCTTCCCGGTGCTGCTTGTTGTGCCTGATCGGCGGCATATCCTCTACCTAAACCAGTATTAAGACCAAAGAAACTAGCACCAGCATGTGTAGAGCCGGGATCATATGCTTCAGTCTCTTGAGTATAAGCGTCTATATAGGAAGGCATACCCATCTGAGCAGCCACTTGTTCCATAGATGTTTTAGCGGGAGGTGTACCAAAACCAAATAAACTACCCAATCCTCCTTCGCTGCCCGTACCGGGTACACTACCTATATCAAATCCCAAATCTTCTTCATCATCCATTTCAGGATCACCGAGAACTGCCGCTCTAGTTGCCATATGCACTATTTCATCTGGGAGTGCCTGCGCCCAAAATGTTGTCTTTGTATCAGTAGTAGGAGAAATACCCATATCAGCAAGGGCAGCCGCCCTGCTCACCCCAAACTCTGTATCAGCCATACCTATAGCCGCAGCCGCAGCGTCAGCTTCCGCCTCAGCCGCCGCCTCAGCCGCCGCATCTGCTATACTATCCTCATCATCACCTACCTCACCACTATCTTCACCGTCATAAAAACAATAGTGTTTTAGTTCATATTCATTACAGAAATTTAATTTATTTATATCTCCATAAAGAGGAATATCTAAAAATAAATCAAATGTGTTTTTTGTATTTTTCATACCCTTATCCTAATTTAAGTCTTGCCAAGCTGTTGTACCACCCACACTAACATAACCTTTAAACTTCCCTGTACTAGCTACATAAGCTACATCTCCTGCGTTAGGTCTACCTATATCTGTTATTGTTACAACACTGTAAATGTTTGTAGACGGTGTTGTATCTACCTGTGTATCTCTTGTATCTAATTCTAGAATTAATTCCGATACCCATTGTTGAAACATCTCATAAACATTTTTTAATTCTTCTGAATCAAGTTGGACGAACGAGGATAAAGCAGGATATCTTGCCATTATCTACGTCCGTCCTCTTGTAAAGAAAGCCTTAAAGAGCCATACCGCCACTCTGTTCCCTGATCGCCAGAAGATACCCTAACGAGTGCTTGCCTTCCTCTCGCCCTTAAATCAACCTTCTTTGTAACTGGTGTAATTGTAAATGGTCCTTTTGTTACAACATCATTTACAGGAAAATTTTGAGCCTTAACTGTAAATCCTAAATTACCATTGACTAATGTAAAGTCAGGAATTAGCCTATCAATAAATAACATATCATTACCATCTTCAATATCAAACGGTGCTGATTCTATAAATGAAACTTGTGCTGCCCCATCGGCTGTATATAGATCAGCAGGTTCATTATCATATAGAAATGATGTATCACTTGTTGCTATAGTATTTCCAAACACTTCTTTATCTTCATAGGTTGTCCAAAAATTATTTCCAATTGACCATGTTTTTTCAACAGGATTAAAGATAACATACCTATCACAGTGGGTCGAGTTTGCAGAAGGATACAGCCAGATAATTTCATTAAATTCTGAATTGGTAGAAGCGTATACTTTGCCACCCTCTTCTGCATTAAAGTCATCAAAAATGTAACGTCTTACAGTACAGTCTACTACCTTAACCGTTCCATCAAACACATAGAAGTTATCATCACCCATCCAGAAAGACATACTATTAAAAGCAACTGCCGCATGGCTACCTATTAAACCACAGTTACTTCCTTGTTGTTGGAACTTAAAAACAAAGGGAGTACCAACAAAAGTCATAAGCCATAACGCATTATCTGTCCAGATATTAATAGCATTTCTAGCTCGTATACCGCCTCTAATTTCAGTACCATCTGTTAAAATATTTTCTCCAGACGTTGTAGAAATAGATGGTGTAAAGTCATTATAATTATTTTGATCAGACCATCTAACTAGCATTGGATTATAATTACCAGTTCCAAACTCAGTAGACCCAAAAGATATTAAATGTCTATCATTTGGAGATACTAGAATATAATTATTAATTGTAGGAGAAGCAGTAACAAAACCTGCCCTTGCCGCAGCATCTTCAACTGTATTATCCCAGTAGTAAATACGACCACCTCTTCTACATGCTATTAAATCTTCACCGTAGGTATCCAATGACCATTGAGTAGACCGATTAACAATTGTTGAACTATCTGTTGGATCATTCCAACCACCACCACCTTCTCTAGCCGTATTATAACTACCTGCACCATAGCCAAGACCCGGCATATTAACATCTGAACTAATAGGCAAAAGGTATTTACAAGTTGCTGTACCTACTCTATTCTGGGTAGCATTACAAGCCGCAGTAACTTGAAAATGAAATCTGTTTGTATTAATAACTGATACTGGAAAAGTTTTTCCAGTTAAATCTTGATTGCCTCCTATTGTACCCGTAGAAGAAGTAAAGGTTACAAAGTCTCCTGTCTCTGCACCATGAGATGAAATGGAAGCAATAATAGTTGTCTCTGTATTAACTGTATAAAAGCCATTGTTTGTACCATCAACTGTTACAACGGCTGAAGTATTAAAAGCTTTAGATTTAATAGGTGTAATATCTACAGTAATATTACTATTATATTCATATAGCTTCTTCTCTGTACCCCACGCAGCAAACTTATAGGTTTCATTATTTGTCCAAGCAATTAAGTCTACAGCCGTCCCATCAAATGCAGCCGCACCTCTCTTAGAATATCCTCGTAAATTCTCAGGACGACCTGCCCTAAATCTAATCTTATCGCCATTATACCAAGAACCTTCTTCAGCATACTCTGTAGATTCTCGGTTTATACCCGGCTTAAAATTTAATTTAATAAGTCTAGATTCTGTTGACATTTACTTTACTATCCTATTTAAAGTCTGCCGCAAAAAGTACATCAATTAAAGTAGCTGATCTCACATTATAAACTAATACATCTACTGCATTAGCATCCGTTGTAAGAGTTGGTGCTGTCCCTCCACTATATTTCCATTGTGTTGGATATGTTAAAGTTCTGCTTCCTGTTCCATCTTGAATAACATAAATGTAACCAGTTTGCCCAACTGTAGGATTAGTCATTAGAAGAACTCTATTTGCCCCAAGGGTCATATGGAAATTCTGTGCTACATTTAAATCACAAGTAATAGTAGCTGCATCTGTAAGGGTTGTAACTGTGTTTACGTTTCTTACGGCTGTATTGTTTGTAGCATAGGCAGTGTCTACAGAAACTGATACCGCTGCTACTTCATTAGTACTACGGATATTAGTTGCACTGACATGTGCAGCCTTTATACTTGTTGTAAATGTTGCTGATGTTGAGAATGTATTAGCGGCGGCAAAAGTATTTGCGGCTGCTAAACGAGCATATGAAGAATCTAAATCAAAACCAGCAGCATTTAATCCATATACCGTAACACTATTACAAAATACAAGTGTCTGTTCTCCAGCAAGTACCGTTCTTCCTGTACCACTACCCGTCTTAACTTTTAATACAGCATCATTCTGTCTGGTTGTTTTATCATTAATAATATAAAACTTTTCTTTATCAGGAATAATAACATTAGTTGCCGCCGAACATGTTCCTACAAATTCAAGAATTGCTGATCTTGCCTGATCCGTAGTACCATTAGCTACAGTTAGTGTTATGTTACCAGAGCTACATGTTACAGTTGTATAAGCAGTTATAGCCTCATCAATCATATCAAGAGCTTGGGTATTTAGAATAGTACCCCAGCTATTAGGGTTATCACCATCCCCCTGCTTATTCAATCTAATATTTGTAGTATAAGTGCTTGCCATCTTCTATTCCTTACTAAATTGTTAAAGGTCTACCTAATACTATTAAATAACCTACTATGTCTTTACTATCCCCTATGGGAGAAACACCAACCATTGTTGTATGTCTACCATTATAATCTTTATAGTCTCCTACAATAACAGCTATTTCTAAGTGTAAAGGAGGATTGAAAGCTAGACAATTTTGTTTTAAAACTTTTAATTGTACTAGTTGATTCATTTCTAACATTGAACGAGTATCAGCTAATCCTATTTCTAATATATCCTCTTCAGTCTTACAAACTATAATGGTTCGGATAGGATCACCTACTTTCCATACTATAGACTTTCCTTCCCTATCTGCATTAGCTTCCACAGAAAAGAAAAAAATTGAAGCTACAAAAGTAGCTAAGAACAATATTTTACTTATCATAAATTACCTGCCTTTATGTGCATATCTTTAGCTCTATCACACATTTCTTCTTCTAATTTACAAAACGCATCCCAATCACCATTAGAAAAATCAAATCCTAAAACTTTTTTATAATGATCGTGACGATCCAATGCTCCTCTCCAAGTTTTTAAATCAACTAAATGTCTAAACTTTCCTGCACATAATTTTTCTAAAACAATATCATCAAGTTCTTGTCCCGTTTCTGATCTCACTTCATTTATAAGTAAATCATAGCACCAATAACAATTTAATTGATTTCCTTTACATCTACAATTAGTAATAATATTTCTAAGTTCTTGTGGTAATTTTTCTCGTTGACTCCACTTAGCAGACATTTCATCTATAACCCTGTTTCTATTTTCTAATGTTAATCTTTCAGTTATAGACCAGCAAGGTATGATAAAATCAAGACCTAATTCTTCAAAAGTAGTAACTCTTATTTCCATTCTTTTTTCACCCAAGCCTCTAAATCCGTTTATATCTTCAGCCGATCTTCCACTACTAATTAGATCAACATTAAATTCTTTAGTAGCTTCCATATAAGTTTTAGCTCTATTACTTTGATGACTGTTATCAAACATATAAGGAGAACCCTCTCTTAGAGGAATTAAATCTTCTGAGTAAAATCTGGAACAAACCCCCTCAACAGTTTTAAAATCTCTAATGTTATCTTTAAACCATTTAACTCCTTTATGAAAATGTTCTCTTTCCCAAGCTGAATATTCATCTGATGAATAATACATATTTAAATGTAACGCTATTATTTCATGGTCTGTTTCCGTTAATAAACGATACATCCCATAAGTACTGTTGGTTCCTAATCCGCTATATGGTACTAATACTTTCATATTATATAACTGGAAGATAACTGCCAGAACCGGTTGTCGTAACAGTTCTTCCGTTCTTATCTAATGAAATACCAGCCGCACCGGGACCACCGGGAGAAGGTTGTTGAGTACAAGATGAATCTGAAGGAGGGGCTGATGGTAAAGTACCACTAACGCCCGGTAACCCTCTAGCACCGCTTGCTCCGTTGCTTCCACTATAGATTGTACCACCACAAACTGTTGAACCATCATCATCTATCGTTCCAGTTCTACGACCATAGCCGCCACCGCCTCCACCACCTCCAAAGACGGTGCCGTTATTTACCATACTATGCGTAGCTGATCCTCCAGTAAGAGTATTGAAATATATTCCTTTACCACCAGCACCACCAGTTCCTCCATTACTACCTTGGCTACCTACATGACCTTCAATATTACCATTATTAATAATTCTAAGTGTAGTATTTGCATTCAAAGCACCAGTTGTAAAAGCTGTATTTCCTGTTAAACTAGCCGTTACATTAACACCAGAATTAATTGTTACTGTAATAGTAAAATCTGTACCAGCAGAATTATCATAACCGGCGGCAGTGGCGGCAGTTAATACATTATAATCTTGAGTATCTGCATCAATTACAAGATCAGAAGAATTTCCTGAACTACCGCCTGTAGTTCCAAATAAAAAGATTCCACCAGTAGCCATAGTTAAGTCTTAGTTCACCAGTTGTTTTTGGATAATCTCAGGAGTAGCCTCTTTTTCTTCCTTGCCTTCAATACTTTCAAGTACCTTGTTTGTGAAGTGATCTAAAGATACTTGGATTTGATCAAGCTGAAACTTGGTCTGGGCTGCTTTCATCTGCAAGTCTCTTACTTGAGCAATCATATATTGTTGCTCTTGGCTAAGATCATCCTGAGAATAATCAGTTCCATTAATATTAATGATATTATTATTGTTTTCTTCTTGAGTCATTACTTATCTCTCCTTTTAGTTTCTATCAATCCCAAGGAAGTTCGGGTTGAATAATAGGTGGGTTAATTTCATTATCTATCTGTGCTTGAATACTAGCTTCAACCACATCCTTATCTATCTTACCGGGGTCTTCAATTTTATTGCCGTCATCATCTACTCCAAGATCATCAGCCCAAATCCAACCAAGAACCTGATCTTGGGTTAAATCTTCAAAGGGAGTGAAAGGATCACCATCTTCATATGTTACAGCAACTGTACCATAGTTAGTTGCCGAGTAAGTTTCACTATCCTTTTCTTCTGATCCATTACAACGCCAATGAACCGTCATAACGACATCTGTTTTACTATCTTTAGTTGGATAACAATCCAATACCTCTACTCTCCACTCAATTGTAGCAGCCATAGTTTAATTCCTTTCTTATCATTTGTAAAGTACTAATTTATAACTTTTCTTTTTGGTTAAACTTAAATGTTATTTGCCACCGCAGCACTAGAAAGAATTTCAATGTAAGCAGTGACATTACCGACAGAGCTTCCTGTTACATCAACGGTGACTTGTTGACCAGATAGACCCAACGTCAATGTAAAGGCTTGATCAATGTCTATTTGAGTGCCAGCTTGAGCATTTACAGTGTTAGCATCCGTAGAAACAGCGTAGGTCTGTTCGCTGTAAAATTGCGTATTCAACGCTGCGCCACCACGACCAGTAACCCGAACCTTAATTACGGCACTGCAATAGTCTGGAAAGGTCGCTTCAACGATATCGACATTTGTCGGGTCCGAGCCGATTGCCCGAACGTATTGCCAGTAACGTCCATTCGCATCAGCGCCGGTACTTCTAATAACTGTATCACCTGCAACATCCAGTTGTTCTTCAGCCGCTGAAGCATGGCCGATAGAAAGACCAGTAGAAGTTACCCGTAACCTTTCACTTCCACCAGTTTTAAAAGTAAGGGTATCAGCCGCAGCCCAATCCATTCCGGTGTTACTGTCCATTGTGAATCCGTAGAACGGATCGTGTCCGTTGTAAGCTGTCGTGGAGTTACCGGCAAAAACCGAGCCAACGCTACTCATGTAAAAGATGGTAGTGCCACCAGCACTAATCTTTAGAGGCACAAACGCAGCGCCGAGTGCAGCGGCGTACTTGAAACCAGCCCCAGTTGCATTGCCAGCGAAGCTAGCGTTTCCTGAATCGACTAAAAAATAAGAGCCATCAGTATAATTGCTGCCCTCGGTGATCGTGTGAATACCAGAGGTAGGGCTAGCAGTTCCTACTCCAAGTCGAGAGTCGCTTGTAATTCTAGCTCTTTCTGACGCTCCGCATTGAAATATGATGTTGCTAGTGTTTGTGTTTCCGCCGCCGATATAGAGTGATCCAGCACCGCCATCAATACCAAACACAGCATTTCCAGAACCGTTCTGTCCGAAAATGGAGCCATAAGCGGTGAAGTTTCCGCCTGTGGTCAGGCGTGTGGCTAAGGTGTTGTCGGTATTGTTGTAGGTATCAAGGTGCTTCATATTGGCCCGTAAACCCACATACCATTCCTGTGGGTATGTGCCGCCCGTGCGACGAGTTCGCCAGCCAGTTGTCTGAGCGTCAGCGGTAATCGTGACGGTGGGAAGAGTGGTTGCAGCAGCGCCATTTATCTCAAATTTTGAATTGGCTAAAACGCTGGAAGTGTTAATCCCAACATCACCAGTGGCACCGTCGATGACAAATACTTCATTCGATCCATCGAAATTATTCTTATCTGCGTTGGCAATAATAAATTTACCAGCAGCGGCATCCGCACCTAGGGACCATCGGGCATTTGTGGCGGCTGCATCCAAATTGATTATAGCATCACTGTCGGTCCAGCCTCTCGTTTGGATGATCAGTCGAGCAGGAGAGGAATTTCCAACATGATTGTTTTTCACTCTCACGATCTGCGCCGAACCGTTAAGTGCTTGCGTAAATTCAGCGTCACCAGTGACTAGCAGCTTGGTCGATGGGGCAGATGTGCCTCCTATATGTACGTTACCAGACGAATTAATTATCATTCTTGCTGTTGAAGTGTCTGCACCATCGGCAGTTGTACCAAACTCAAGCCTACCCGGCATATCAGATGCACCGGGTGTGCCATCTACATAAGCTCTAATCGTAGCAGCAACAGAATAAAAATCTGTTCCATCAGCAGCATTAAATTCTACAGCACCTAAATACTCATTATTTGCTACAATCGTGTTTGTTCCTATAGTAGAAGAAGCAGACTTTAACATCCTTAAAGTTGCATAAGATGCATCAGTCGAAGACCACTCACCTAGAAGAAGTGTGTTTCCTTTATCAGCATAATGAATTTGAGAATAGGCATTAGTGCCGGTATTTACATAAGAGCCATGACCTACAAGAAGTTGTGCGCCAGCCGTTGTGGCACCTACATCGCCAGTGAAAGTGGCATCGCCAGCGCCGTCAATTGCAAAATCTTGACGGGCATCGGTGTTGTTATAAATCCGAAACAACCCGGCATGATTCTGAAGAAGGAAATCATCGCCGCTGCTTGAAACTAGGTTAATGTTTGGACTGCCCGATCCCGACAAAATTAATTTCTGGTCAGTGGCGTCTTCAATCTGAAGCCTTGCTGACGGTGAGGCGGTCCCAATGCCTACGTCCTGCG